GCACTTGTCGCCGAGTGCGCCGACGGGCGGGTTGGGGCGCACCCACGGGATGAGGTTCCGGATGCGCCATTGGCCGGCGGGGGATGGTTGTCCGGTGAGGAGGTTGCGGCCGTAGGCGAGTGACCAGGTGTAGAGGGTGGGGATGCCGGACAGCGACTTGTCGAGCGGCCAACCGGAGCCCTTGCGTTCCTGTCCGTTCCCGATGCCGTTGCCTTGGATGGTGCGACCGTCGGCGAGCGTCACCCTGCCCCCGCTCCTGCGCGCTGACCCATCGAACTTCTCCTGACCTTCCCGTAGCCCGTCGGCGTTGTAGTCGCCGCCTGCCCCGCCACTCCCCGCATAGGTGTCCCCAAGCTCGACAGCGATCGACCCGTGGGGGGCGAGCAGCCGCCGCCACTCCGCCGTCAACGCCAGCAGCGTGTCCAAGAACTCGGCGGGTGTCGCTTCGGAGCCGATCTCGAGGTGCTTGTCGGGATGATCGGCCGGCAGGTAGCTGCGGAGGGCGAGGAACGGTGGGCTGGTGACGATCAGGTCGATGGACCCGTCGGGCAGGTCGGCCATACGGGCGAAGACGTCGCCGATGTAGAGCCGTGCCTGCCCGTGCTGCAGGTCGATCATGCGTCGTCGTGTTCCGGCCGGCGGATGGCGGCGTACACCATCACAGCGCCGATGACGAGAGCGAAACCTCCGGCGATCCCCACATTGCGGGTCGTCGTACCGGTAGCGGGCAGCTCGGACAGGACCGCCGTGGTAGGGGTTCCGGGCACAACCGGCAACGAGGGGGTGGTCGTCGGTGTGCCCGGAACCGTCGTCCCCGGAGTGCTGGGAACACTCGACGGAGGCGAACTGGTAGCAGGAACGCTCGAGGTGGTCGTGGTGTTCGGCTGGACGCAGTCACAGGTGAGCTGCGAGGTCTTCACCAGCGTGCCGTCACCGAACTGAACGACGGCACCGGTGACCGTGTCACGGGCGGTGACCTTCATGGTGATGGTGACGTTCGGGGGGACGGTGACGATCGTGCCGGTGGTGCGTTGCTGGCCGGCGGTGAGGGTGCCGAGGGGGACGGTGACGAGCGGCGTCGCCGTCGCGACATCATCGACGGTGGCTTGGAAGCTGACAGGGTTGGGGTAGCCGTTGGAGAGGCCGAACACGAGGTTGAAGTTGGAGCGGTTGACGCCGTTCATGACGACGCAGCGATGCTCTGGGTAGGACCAGGCCCGCCCGGAGTTACCGGGGAGCTTCGTCCCAGACGGGCCGCAACCGGGGCAGGGGACGGTCGGCGGGGGTGACGTTTGTGCGCCGGCGTCGGGTGCCGGCCCGGCCATGAGCAGGAGTAGGAACCCTGCGGAGAGGGCGGTCGTGGTGAGCTTGCGGGGCACTAGATTCTCCTTTGTCTGACGGCCCCACTCCCACCGGTCGAGGGTTGGGTGGGGCCGTTTGGCTTCTGCTAGTTGGCGGTGTCTGAGTAGAACGACGACGACGACTGCGCTGCTACGTACAGCTCTCGTGCTCGTTCGGCGTCACGTGTGGCGGAGCGGGCGCTGCGGGCCTCGCCGTTAGGGCCGGCATCGGCAAAGCCGGAGCCGTACTGGCGTTGCACCGTCCAGCCCCAACGACCGCTGTTCATCGTGTAGATGTGGATGCGGGTCTTCATTCCCCCTCCTCTTTGTCGAGGGCACACGATGTGCAGGTGCGCGCTTCGTGACACGCACCTGTCTGCCACCGTTGAAGTTGGGTGTGGAGGTCGGCGTTATGGGCGAGCATCGCTTCGATCTGCAAGCCGGCCTTGGCGAGGTCTTCGCGGAGAGCGACGATCGTTGAATGGTCGGCGATTGCTTGGCGCCCCATGTCAGCGATCGTCTTCGTGTCCGGGGTCATGACTTTCCTCCGATGTGCCACTTACTGCGGCGGGTCGTCCCGCCACTCGAGCTGCGCCTCATGAGCTCGGGCGTCCCGCTCGACACGGCGCATCAACGCCCGTTGCGCTTCACCCAACGTGATGTACGGGCCGGCAACGAGCCGGGCCCCCTCATCGGTGCACGGCCAACGCATGACCCACAAATCACGTTCGCCGTACTCGTCGGGGAGGGAGATCACGGCGTAGCTCACTTCGCGCTGCCCGCAGGTGGGGCAGGCGACAAGCTCGGGTTCCCGACCGTGACGGGTCACTGCTCTGCAGCCTTCTCGTGCAATAGATCAAGGACTGTCGTTAGGCCGCTGATGAGCGCGTCGATATTGCCACCGGCGTCGGCCCAATCCAGAAGATCGGCGGCGACCATCGCCGGGTAGTAGGCGAGGCCGACAGGGTCGATCGTCATCGCACACCGTCCTGGCAGACCCAGGCGGGCCCGGCTGCGGGCTGCTCGTACAGGTCACAGCGGGGGGTGGCGCCGGCGGCTCCGGTCCACATGGCGACGACGATGAACGTCGAGACGGCCATGGCGAGGCAGACGCCGATGAGCTCGACGATGAGGGTCTTCATGGCATCGCTGCGATCTGCTCGAGCCGCCGAAGGACCTCAAGGAGGATGACGGAGTGGAGCCGCAGCATCTCGACCGACAAGACTTCGCTGGTGAACTCGAGGTCACCTGCCGCCGCTTCCCATTCGGCTTGGATCTCGTCGGCGGTCACCAGACGCCTCGGAGGATGAGGGCGGCGACGATCGTGACGAGGGCGAGGTAGGCGAGGCAGCCGGCGGCGGCGAGCCGATCGAGGGTCATGTCTCTGCCTCGTCGTCGAGGGCGGCGAGCACAGCGGACGCTTCAGCCATCTCAGCGGCGGCAGCCAGGCGACGGTCGGTGTCCCGACAGTCGGCGCAGTCGCAGCAGTGTGAGGAGGTCATGATCTGATCACCAGTGACGTCACCAGAACGACCTCCGTTCCCAACGCAGGCAAGGGCTGGGATCGAGGGAGCATGTAGGCCGTGTAACCACCACGTCCGCTGCTGAGCCCCACATGGACGCACTCGTTTCCGTTGAGGCTGTAAGCCTTGAGGCTCGATACGACCCAGGCCTCCCGGGTCGTGTGCTCGGTGAAAGCGCGCTGAGCCGGCTTCATGGCTGTGACCTCGACGGGGTGTTGGCGGCGGTATCTGCTCATGCCGCTAGCTCCGCTGCGAAGTCGACGAGGACGGTCACCGCTCCTCCACCGTGTACAGGGGTAGGCCGGATGTTTCGGCAGCCTCACGGCTCGTTATCAGCGTCAGTCCCCACCAGATCGTGCCGGTTTTCGTGTCGTACGGGCACACGGACACGGCTTCCCGCTGCGCGGCGACGTCTTCGACGATGAGAGCATCGGCGTCAGGAAAACCCGCCATGAGCGCGCGGATACCAGCGTCCGTGGCGAGATTGATCCGGCTCATGCGACTTCTCCGCCGCTCATCCGCTTGGTGCTGACCCCGTAGTGGTGGAGCCACATGCGGACCGTTTCTCGTGTCACGTCGACGGCGAAGTCGGTGGCGAGCCGGGAGGCCATCTCCTCGGTGGAGAGGTCGTCGCCGGCCCACTCTGCGAGCTTGGGGCCGAGCCCGCCGGGAACGAGGCGGTCGACCAGAGGAAGGATCTTGCCAGCCATTGCCAATAGTATTGCCATAGATCTTGGCAACGTGTCAAGTGGCATCTTCAACCGTCCGGTTCGTCCGTTGCGAACCTGCAACATTTCTGGCAAGGTGTGCCTGTGACTCGCACCAAGAACACGAGCGCCGCCGCAGAGCTGGGTGGTTCACTGACGGCGCTCCACGACCAGGCCGGATCCCCCGCCTACCGAACGATCGAGTACGCCCTGCTAGAAGTGCTCGGGCCCAACCACACGCCGACCGGCGAGTGGATCCGCAAGGCCCACAAGGGCGCGCTGGACCCCTACTCCGCCGACCTTCTCACCACCAGCGCTCTTGCCGGCTACTACGGCACGACGCTCGAGGACCTTCACCCGGCGCTCGCTGAACGCGCCCGACTGTTGAGATCAGCCGCCCGCCCTCACTCTGCCCGCGCTGACCGTGGGGAGTTGACGCGGGCCCCCCAACGGCACCGCAAGGCTAGCGCCGCTACAGTCGCTGTTACCGCGGAGTATCAGCGGCGCCCACGGCTAACCCACCCACGGACGGCTCACCGACAGGCGAACCGTTACAACGAACCAGCGAGGTAACCGATGATCGAACAACTCACTGACCTTCTGCTCGAACTGACGACCCGTGCGTACTCGGCGTCCGCCGATGCAGACAACGCCACAGGAAAGCAAGCCTCGTACTGGTCAGGTATGGAAGACGCCTACCGTGACGCCATCGTCCTGCTCCAACGAGCTGTGTGCATCTGTGCCAACAGGAGCGCGAGCGATGGGCCGCACCCCGACTGTCCCGTTCATGGCCACACCCGACCCGACGCGCAGCGAGGTCACCGATGATGGCCAAGTTTGCCTATGCCGATCCGCCCTACCTCGGCTGCGCTCACCTCTACCCGGAGCATCCCGACGCCGCCCGCTGGGATGACCCCGCCAGCCATGTCGCGCTCATGGCACAGATGGATGCCAGCTTCGACGGGTGGGCCATGTCTGCCTCTGCCCCATCGCTGCGTGACCTGCTCCCAGCATCGCCTGCCGGCACCCGTGTCGCTGCGTGGGTCAAGCCGTTCGCCGCCTTCAAACGCAACGTTCGCGTTGCTTACACATGGGAACCGGTGTTGTTTCACCGGCACTTACCCCGACGTCCCGATGAACCGGTGGGCCGCGACCACCTGTCCGCATCGATCACCCTCCGTCGAGGCTTCACGGGCGCTAAGCCCGAAGCGTTCGCCCGTTGGATCATGGACCTCCTTGGCGCTTTGCCAACCGATGAGATCATCGACCTGTTCCCCGGCTCTGGCGCGGTCGGCGCCATCTTCGCACTACCCCAACTGTGTTACATCGAAGAAGTGGTGTAACCGACGGTGTCGCCTGTTGCAACATCACGCTCTGTGCGCGCATCATCACGCACCAACCTGCGGCGGGGGGCCAGGGGTCGGCGAAAGGGCGAGCATGTGATGATCGACGCCTTTGCGCGCCACCAGGAGGCGTGCAACCTCTCACCGGCCACGGTGCGTAGGCGTTGCACCGCGCTGCGTAGCTTCCAGAAGTTCCTCGGACCCGAGCTCGACATCCTCGCCGCGAAGACGAGCGACGTCGAGGAATGGCTCCGCCAGCTGAAATCGCCGAGGACTCGGGCGCATTACCGGTCGGACCTGATCTGCTTCTACCGGTGGGCGGTCCGCCGTGACCACGTCGAGTTGAGCCCGATGGACCGAACCGACCCGGTGAAGGTCCGCAAGACGATCCCCCGTCCGCTGTCTGGTGAGGTCATCTTGGCGGCGATCGCCTGCGCGCCGCACGCCACCACCAGACTGATGATCATGCTCGCCGCCTACGCCGGGCTGCGCGTCGCGGAGATCGCCGCCCTCAGCGCCGAGGACGTCCACATCCACAAGCGGACCCTCATCGTCGAGCACGGGAAGGGCGACAAGGCGCGCCAGCAGCCATTACACCCGGCGCTCGTCGAAGCGATGTCTGACCTCCCCCCCGGCTGGGTGTTCCCGTCACCGACAACGGGGAGCCATCTGCGCACGGAGGCGGTGTACCAGCGGATCAAGACAGCGTTCATGCATGTCGGCGTCGACATGCATCCGCACCAGCTGCGCGCCTCGTTCGCCACGTCGCTCGCGGAGATCGCCGGCGGGGACCTGATCTCCGTCCAGAAGTTGATGGGGCACGAGTCGCCGGACACGACGATGATCTACGTGCAGTGGGCGAACCCGCGAGGGCAAAGCCTCGTCGACCAGTTGTACGCAACACCGGCATGAAGGATGATCACGCTATGAACACCACCATTCCCCCTCCGCCGACCACGAGAGAGCAGCAGACCCTCGAACGGATCGCCGATCTGCTCGCCGGGATCAAAGTACTCCTCGGCGTGCTCGCCGGGCTGGCCGTGTTCGCCGTCGCGGTCGCCCTCGTCATGCTCCTCGCCTAGCTGGACTGTTTCGCTACGCCGGACAGATGCGCGTAGACGAGTGTTGCGAGGACAGCGTCGTCGGTGCCGTCGATTCGCCACAGAGCGCCGTGGTAGTCGTCCGGGTCGAGCCCGACAGTGTCCTCCCTGTCAACCACCACCGTGATCCGCGCCGTTGTCGTCGTCAGGACAACGACGGTCATATCGGCGGTGTCCTTCGTGAAGATCACCCCACCATCGCCCGGATCCTCGAGCCCTCGGACGCATGAGGCGTAGCGAAGCACGAACTGGAGCTCCCACGTCTCCGGGTCCTCGTCGGACGGGTGGGTGAGCGTGAACACGAGTTCTTTACGTTCACCGATGTACCACTGCCCACGGGGCACCTTGCTGCGGACGGTCATGAAACGGTTACCTCCTGGGTGGCCTCCGCGTGGAGGGTGAGGGTTGTCAGATCAGCGGCGAGCTGCGTAGCCCCATCGGCGAGCGCTTGGAAGGCGAGTGTCACGGCTTGCCGGGCGTAGAACGTGATCGTCGGAGTGTGACTGGCGTGAAGGGTGAGAGCGTCGACCGGGATGGCAGGGATGAGCCCGCCCTGCCCGATCCCGGCGACAGTGCCGGCGCCGGCGATGGTGGCGGTGGTGGCGTGCCGCTGGGTGCATGTGCCGGTGATCGAACCGGAACCGGTGATGGTGCAGGTGCCGATCTTGCGGACTGTTGCTATACAGCCGACAGTCCCGGTAGCGGTGACACCGGCGGTTGTCGGTCGGCGAAGCAGACCGGTTGCCGTAACCGTGCCAGCTCCCGGGATGGTGCCGGTTGTGACCTTACGGACCTGCCCGGTGCCGGAGACGGTGCCGCCGCCTTCGATGTTAGCGGTGGTCTGCAGCGCGGTCGAGGTCGTCGCCGCGACGGTGCCGGTGCCGGCAATGGCCGCGGTGGTTGTGTGGGTTTGCGCGGCGGTGCCGGCAACCGTGCCCGCCCCGGCGATCGCAACGGTGCTGATCTTGTGGACAACGCCTACCGCTGCGACCGTGCCAATGCCCGCCACAGAGCCTGTAGCGACATGCGTTTGGGTGAGGGTGCCACTGATAGCCCCAGCCCCAGCAACGGCACCTGTGGCGATCCTGTGGGTCGTCGCAGTGGCATCAACAGTGCCGGCCCCGGCAAGGCTGCCTGTCGTGACCCGATGGGTGAGCGCTGTACCGGCGACCGTCCCAACGCCTGCCACCGCCGCGGTCGTCTGCAGCACTGTTTGAACGGTTGCTGTGCCCGTGATGGCACCGGCACCCGTCAAACTCGCCGTCGAGGTTCGCCGGACGAGCCCGGTTCCTGCTACCGCCCCGACACCGGCAACCGCCCCCGTCGCCTGCCTATGGGTGAGCCCAACACCGGCGACCGTTCCCGCGCCAGCGACACTCGCCGTGGACGTCCGATGCACCAACCCGGCCGCGGCGACCGTCCCGGCGCCGGCGACGCTCGCGGTAGTGGAGAGCGTGCCGGCTGAGACGATGTTGCGGGGGAACAGAAGGATCGGCATCAGATCACCAGCCGGGCGGCGACGTGCCGACCACAGCCGGGGCGGTGCCAGTTCCGAAGTTGACAGCCCGGTTCACCTCGTCGAGCCCGAACACGTTCTGTCGCCAACCAAGGTCGACGTACAACCCGTTATGGCCGACGCTGTGCCGACGCCACGACATCGGGAAGCGCAGTTCGAGCGCCTCCCCTGCGTTGAGGACCTTCTCGAAGATCGCGACCCGGGCGATCCGACCATCCCAGTAATCACCCGTGGAGAACGACCCGACGTTGGCGGTGCATACTCCGGCCGTCCGGTTCGCCGACGTGGCCGAACCGGAAATCGCCCCCGACCAGACCCCGGTCGTCATGTCCAACCGGTAACCAAGAGGAGTCACGGTCCCGGTCGCCTTCGTGATGACGTACAGGTACCAGTTGCCAAGCGTCGGGGTCGTCCCGGCAAAGGTGATCTCAGCGGCTCCGATCAGAAGGGTCAGCAAACTGGAACCGTTGAACCCCATACCGATCTGACGGGCTGCCGTACCCGACTGCAACACGTGGGCCGTATAGAAGCTGGCCGCGTTCGCTTCCTCGTGAGTTACCACCGCAGCACAAGTAAACCCAAGCGTTGTCAGCCCGAGCCCCCACCCGGTGACAGACGACGCCATCCGGTTCGGCGTCGCTCTCTCGAAGTCGCGGTGAGCCACGTCAGATCCCCGGGGAGTGCGTAACCATAAGGTTGTAGTCAGTCGTCGCGCCGGGGGTGACGGCGGTGCGGGTCATGAGGATCCCCCAAATGCTTGTGGTGGCGGTCCCGTCGAGACACTGGTAGGAAAGCCCGGGACCGGTCGCCAACGGTGCACCCTGGTAGGTGCCGGATGACTGCATGTTGTCTGTGGTGGTGCGCCACGAGTTGAAGTCGATGACACCCATCGGCCGGGCCGCTTCGTTGTTGGCGTCCGACAGGTTGTGCACGGCGTTCGTCCCGGCCGGTGTCGGGTTGATCTGGTACAGCCACAGCTCCGCAGCGATGATCGTCAAGATGTTCGACGTGAGAACGATGTTCTGTAGGACACCGGAACCGTTAGCGACAAGCGCCATGCCGGTGAGCTCGACCTCGTCGCAGAGCTGGTCGAGCGCCGCGATGGCCGACGCTTGGGTGACGAGGTCATACCAGGTGGATCGGGCGCGGGTGATGAGCCACGTCGGTTGCACGACGCCGGCATTCCCGGAGATCGTGACACTCTCGGCGTGGATGTCGTAGTCCTCATCACCCGCCCCACCGACGATGGTGATCTGCGTGATAGCCATGATCAGGTCTGCGTGAGGGTGACGGCGGTCAGGTCAAGCTGGTTGCCGTTGACGATCGCCTGGGAAGCGGCGAGCGCCCCCGAGCCGTAACAGTTCCCAGCGGTGAGGTTGTCCCACACCGAGATGTGGGAGATCGTTTCCGAACCGGCCGACCAGGCCGTCCAGCTGATCGTCCCGGTCGAGGTGATCACCCCACCAGACGACGCACCGAACGAGATCACCTTACGAAGCGTCTCCGCAGACGCGGCCGCGGTGCCGTCCTCGCCGGGGTCGCCGGTGTGCAGCTTGATGTACAGGTTCGCTGCTTGGGTGAGTGTCGCACCTCCGGGCCTGATGTGGTTCATCAGGGCATCCTCGAGATAGTTCGAGAAGGACATGGGGTTTACCTTTCGTTGCTGTGGGTGGGAGACATCAGAACTGGCTTCCGCCGTCCCAGAAGACGACGTCGCGGAACACGTTCGCACTGTCACGCCAGTAGACGTAGATGTAACAGATCTTCAACGCACAACGGCTCTCGTGGACATAGCCGAGCTTCGCCGGGATGCGGAAGTCGAGGTCACACATCAGGTCGGATCCGTACCGGTACGTCTCGATGTAGATCGACTTGCACGCACCGGCTGCCATCTTGGTTTGCCACAGGTTCGACCCGAGTTGGCGGGCGTGGATCACACAGTTGATCGACCCTTGGCTGGCCGAGATGTTGATCCACCCGGTCACCGCCATCGTGGTCGCCTGCGTGGTCGTGCCGGTCGACGATCCGACGCCGGTGCCGTTGGCGTCGGCGATCGCCGCGGCGCGGTGCGCGTCGAGCTCGGCTCGGGTCATGCCAGGCAGCGGAGCCGTGTTCGGCTTCGCGTCGGCTGGCGTGGCGAACATGCCGACCGACGAGAGGACGACAGCGGCGACAAGGAGACGTCGCATCACTGCCACCCGTACTGGCAGGCACCCGACGAACTCGAGGCCGGGTAGCAGGTGAGGTAGATGATCCCACCGCCCGTCGTCTGCTTATGCCAGTTCGATTGGATCGCGAACACGGCTTTCTGTGAGGTGCCAACACTGAACGACGCTGCAGCAGTCGCCCCGTTGTATCGCCACACCCATCCGGTTGACGTGTTCACCCCGGACGACGTACGGAAGTAGAGGCGAACCCCGACGAGGTAACAGCCGGACACAGGATCCGCGGCGGCGTAATGGGAGCCCGCTTCGAACGTGACGTAGCTGTTACAAGGCGGCGTGGCGTACTGGTAGAACTGCCGCGAGTAGGCGCCAGCCGGTGCAGCGCCGGGGACGATCAACGCCGAGAGGCCGACGAGGGCGACGAGCGCGACGAGTAGTCGGCGCCTCATGCCGGCGGGGTGGCCGGCTTGTTCGGCACGAAATAGATGAGGAACGTGGTGAGTGCGAGCAGGCCGACGTTGCGCCACTCGGTACTGGTCATGTCGCCGTCCTCGATCGCGGCTTGCACGGCGTAGACGACGGTCAGCACGCCCGGGATGATCGATTTCAGGTACTTGGTTACGTTGCTCATGTTGCTCCTTGGGTTTGGGGGGTTGGGTGGCGGGACCGGGTTGAGTGCGGGGACCGGTCCCGCCACGATCAGGCTGGCGGCTTGTAGAAGTCGGGTAGCAGGTTCTCGTTGAACGCCCGATCCTCAGCCGAATGGTCGTAACCACCCATGTAGAGAAGCGGGATCTCGACGGGTTCCGGCATCTCGTCGTGCCACCCGCAGACGGGTCTTCATGGTCACGGCTGCCACACCGTCACATAAGGCGACGAGGCGAACAGCGGCATCCTCGGCCAAAACTCCCACGAACCCTTCGGCACAACGTCGGCGTCACCGTCCACAACAGTCCCTGCCGGCGTTTCCCGCCACACCTGCCGCAGGCAATAGGTGAACGCCACGAGCGGGCTCAGACCTTCCCACGGTGGGCCGTACGCCTCGGTCAGTGTCACGGCCGCAACTCCCACAACATGCGGAGCTCGCGGCGCACCCACAGCCACCCACGGTCGAACGCTTCGACGGTGACGGCCAGTGCGAGTCCGATCCAGCCGAGCGCCAAGAAGTAGCGGTCGTTCATGAGGTGAGCACCGCCATTGTTTCGCCGACGTTGAGGTCAACGAAGTTGACCCACAGGATGATGATCACGAGGGCCAGGGCGACGACGGCCAGGATGACGAGCAGGCTTCGAAGGTTCATGATGCTCCTCTGTTGTGACGGGCGGCGTAGATCACAGCGGCGATGACGACGGCGGCGAGTATCACGATGAACGACAGGCCAACCCAGGCAGGCATCAGCCACCCACCGTGTTCGCTAGGACTACCCCGGCAATGACGAACAGGGCGACGACGAGCGCGACGACGAACCCGGCCGCGGCATAGAACGCTCCGCTTACCGCTCGCTGCTCGACCACCTGAGCCTTGACTCCGACGTCCTGCTGGCGTTGCGCTTCCAGACGGGCGAGGGCGTCGAGGATGGGCCGGAAATCCTCCGACGTCGCCCGAGTCTCGATCACTTGGGTCTTCTGTCCTTGTGCTTCGTACTGGGTGCGGGTCAGGTCGTCTATGCGCTTCTGGATCGGTTCGAGCGCAGCGTTGAGAGCGATCGTCTGAGCCGCCGTCTGAGCCGCCGCCGCGTTGCGAAGCGTCTCGGCCGACGTGGTGACCTGAGAAGCAAGAATCTGCGCCTGCTGCGCCTGCACCTCGGCCGCTCGGATGACCGCCTCGTTGTCGACCTTGCGGATCGCGTCGAGTCGGGCCGCTTCCGAAGCTCGCAGCTCCATGCTGTACTCGGCGCGCAGCTTGGCTACTTCCCGCACATGGCGAGACTCCGCCTCCCGTAGATCGTCCTGCCGTTTGATCGCCGCTTCGATGATCGCGATGACGTTGGCGGTCGGGTCGATGACCGGCTGGCCGTACGCGTCGACCCCGAGCCCGACGGTAGGAAGGGGAGGAGGAAGAGTGCGTGCCATCTAACCCCCTCCCTCTTCTAACTTGCGGAGGCGCCGGTCATGATCAGCGAGCGCACCGCTGTGATCACCGCCTATGACGGTGAGCCCTACACAGATCGAGACGATCGTCAGAATCTCGACGGCGGTCATGGCGAACATGGTCAAGCAGCCGGCAACGGCCCATAGTTGGGGAACACGACCGGAGTACCTGACCCGGGCTCGAGCGCATCAACCTTCGCGGCGAGCTCCGCTACCTGCTCGGCAAGCGCGGCGATAGCTCCGTCAAGAGCGGGCAACGCGACCTGGTGAGTGTTCGCGATCATGTACCAGGCGCGTGTATCCGGGTTCTGTTGTGGTGCTCCTGGCGCGAACGCCTTGAAGATGGCGTCGAGCTGGGCGGCCTGGTCTGCTGTCATGTCTTCTTCCTCCGGGGGTGGGGGTGGGTTGTCGATGATGGCGAGTTGGCGGGCGACCTCGGTGCGAATCCATGGGATCTCGGCGTACGCCGCGTCACCAGGACACGACGTCGCACCCGGGTGGGCCGGGTTGTCGCGATGCCCGATGATCTTCACGCCGGTCCGCAGCCGGCCACGAGCGATCCCGTCGACGATCACATCGGCGACACGTTGCCGCTGCTTGACGGTTAGCTTGTTGTGCGTGTACCCGCCGATGACGAGCACCGAGTAGGACTTGTGGTTGAGGTCGAGCGTCGCGCCGGACTTCTCGTACCAGCCGCGCATCTCATAGGCGTCGCCGAGCGGTGACACACCGATGTTGTAATCGATGTCCGAATAGCCTTTGCCACCCTGATCCTTTGGCCGTTGCGCGTACGACTGCAAGTTCCGCATGTACTGGTCTGTCTCACCGACCGTGTCGAGCGCTGCCGGGTTGTGATCGGCGCCCACATGATGGATCACGACATACTCGGCGTTCGTCGGTTGATCACCCGCGTCCCACAGCGGAGGCTTCCCCCCCCACTCGGCTTTCGTCCTGTAGTCGAGTGCCATGTCGCCTCCGGTAGCAGCGTTGAACGCCGCCTGATCGATGATCTCGTTGCAGTCGACGTTGCCAGAGAACCCAGGGCATCGTCCCGTGTCGCCAGCCCACTGCCACCCGCCAGGACCGACAACGGCGAACCGGTCCATCATGAGTGCTCGCATCGATTCGCTGCCCGGGTTCGATCCCCAGTACGGGCACCACTTCACAGTCCACGACGGCGACTGCTTCAACCCGTCGACGTAGTCGTAATCGAGCACCGTCGCCCGGCCGATCAAAGACCGGGCACGATCCATCGCGGCGTTCATCGCCGGACGGCCATGCGACCGGGCTTCCTTGTACTCGTTGTCGAACATCATCCCGTCATGCGGGCCAAACCCGCCGACAGCGGCGATGACACCTAACCAGTGATCAAGCTGTGCGTCGAGCGTCCCCCCGTTCGCCCCGACAAAGACGATGTACCAAATGACCGGGAAGCCACGAGCCCGGGCAACGGCCACCTGGCTGGCAAGCTTCGAGTTGGTGCGCTTCACACCTAACGCCCGGTTGCCTTCCCACGAGGCACCGACTTGGATCATCATGAACCGCAGCGGTGGGATGAGCGTCGAGTCGGAGATGGTCTGCGCTGCTGAGATATCAACCCCGTCGAGCCTAGGCATCGCCCATCAGAGCCCTATCCGATAGATGTGGAACGTCCCCGAGTTGAGGTTGATCGCTCCTGCCGAATCTTGGTAGACGACCGAGACGATCGTGTCGCCTGCACCTAAAGGAACCGTGCCGCCGACACTGAAAGCCGCGAACGCGTCGATGTTGGTGGCAGCCAACACCTCCGATGTGTTCCTCATCACTCTGAGAACCCCGATCGTCGGGGATGCCGCCATGACCAGGGCCACACCCCACCCGTACACCCCACCCGACCCTGATGGGACAGTGAACGTCGTACCGGTCGTCGCATGATGAGCGAGGAACCCGCCCGAGTCGAAAGCCTCCGTATCCCACGACACATTGGTGTTCGCCGCGTCAGGAATCGACTGGGCCGCTCCTCGCGACCATGACCCGCCGACACGCCCAGCCGCGGCATGCCACCCGGTGATCGTCCACGCGCTCCCCGTGTACGTGTACTCCCGATCGTCGCCAGTGACCTTGCATGTCATCCCCTCAGCCGGCGAGGTGATCGCCGCGTCACGAGCCGCTGTCGACGCGAACACGGCAACCACCTGATCCTGAATGTTCTCTTGCAGCGCGTCAGCATCGACTCGTTCGCCTGGCACCCAAACCTTGAACGGCATTCAAGTGCCTCCTTAGGCAGCCGCGAGCCGGTGCCCGCGGGAAAGTCGGGACAGCTCGGCGTCCTCGAGCGAATCGGACGGATCAGCGAGGGTCCAAATGTCGAACCACGAATCGACATTCGTTGTGGTGAACCGGAACTCCCAAACGTCATCATTGATGACAACCGAAGCGCCTCGCACCATCACCCGCTGCGAAACGATCGACCCGGTGTGCGGATGGATGAACGACACCTCACAAATCGTGAACGGATCATGACGTAGCGCCACCATCCGGTTGAGCGTCCACCACACAGGCAGACCGACCGGCCCACCGGACGGCACGCCGAACAGGTAGGTTTGCTGATCGTGGTACGGGTCGAAGCCGTACACCTGTGGTGTGACCGACATGGCTGTGATCCGCGGCGCAGCCTCGCTGGAATGGTTGAGAACGAACGTGCCGAACCGGGCGACCTGCTCATCGGTTTGCAACGGCAGATCAGTGCGCTTCCACGCCCTCGGCCCGTACCTGCCCGGAGCTGCCGAGGTCGAATCGATGAACCGTTGCACCGAACCGCCAACCTGCGCGGCGTCGATGATGTTCTTCACCTGCTCAATGCCGTAAGCGAGGTCAGCTGAGTCGAGGCCGACCATGTCGCCGTCGGGATCGCCGAACGGAACAAGCCCATAAATCGACGTGTCCGGCGAACTGGGCTCGATGACCAGCACACCATCACCACGGACAACCGGGATGGTGTTAGCCGCGTCGCAAGTGAGAAGCATCTCGGTCCACGCCGGTTGCGCCATCGTCGTCGCTTGGAACGTCGCCCAGTCCGGCCACTCCGGGTGCGGATCATCAGCGCCGACGATCCCGTCCCACGACATGCCCTCAGTGATCCTCTCGATGCGTTCCAGGAGGTCATCGCCGGCGCCCACAGGGTCCTGCTCAGCGGCGTCGTAGGCGACGAACTCCGAGACGGCATCCTCGACGTAGAACGTCACCCGAGGGTCTTCGTCGGCGTAGCCGTCCGCTGTGAAGTCGACGATACGCCCAACGAACAGCATGAACATTGATGTTCCGAGCGTGTCGAGCGCCGGGTCGTGCGTGTCGACGAGGTACTGATATTGGGTGCCCGCTACACGTACCTTCGTCCCGACGTGCAGATCCTGGTAGTACGGGCCGGCGGCGTTGAGCGGGTCAAACTTCTGATCCCAGTTGCCAAGCTCGACTCTGAGCGTGCCAGCCTCGAACCGGGACAGGACACCATCGTCTTGCGTCGCGCCGACCGTCATCTCCAAATCAGTCATGTCGGCGCCCAGATCGACCCACCCGTCGGCTGATGGGCCGAGCCGAGCGCTGTTGAGCCGACCGAAGACGTCGTCGTTGAGCCGGAACGCTGACCCGCCAAGGTTCACCTCGACGACGAGCGCCCCACCGTTCCACCCGGCCCACACGACGTGTGACCCGTCGTAGAACGGCACGATCTCCGACTGAGGCGACATCGTGTTCTCGACGCTGACATCGGGCACCCATGCCGTCGTCCCGATCAGCAGCAGGTACGCCGACCCTTCCTTGTTGTGAACACCTGAAGGGGTCGCGCTCCACGGCACCGGAGCTGTCGCGTAGGACACCTCAGCGACAACCTGCGAGAACCGCAGAGTCGTCGAACCGAGCGACGTGTCAACCCGCTCCGTGAACCCGGAAGGGGCTGTCCATGTGACGGTGATCTCGGCACGCGACGCAGCGAAGTACAGAGCGAGCGTCGGCGCCTCCCCGACTGTGGTCGCCTCACCAGAAGTGAGCGACACCGGCGCTGAGAGGAACCCGCTGGCGTCCGGTCCGCCCCATCCATCTACTGCAGCGTCGGTAATCAGAATCGACGAGACGTTCGAGAAGGCGACCATCGACCCGGACCATGTCGTCGAGCTGTCCGCCGTGAACGTCACCGGGCTCGTCTCAGCACCCGCGACCCGGGCGAAGATGTAGTGCGTGAACCCGGGGTTAGGCAGCGCGCTGTAGGAGATGTAGAGCGCCCACCCGGACGGCGTTGTCACAGTTCGGTCGTCACGGACAACGATCGACGCGATGAGCCAGTCGGTTGCCTGCGTACCGGTGGGGAGGTTGACAGCGAGCGTTGTGGTGCCCGTGTCATTGTTCGTTGCTGCGGCTCGGAACGTCGGCAGGGTGCGGGTCGTGGCCATCAGTACCGGCCTGAAATCTGCTGGCCGTTACTGCGGACGTACCGCCGGATGTTCGCCATGATGTGATCCTGAGCACGCCGGTCATGCCGCCGCGGCAACTGCCCAAGGTTGATCGCCACTTGATGTCGCACCTCACGAGCGACGTCTTTGCCGACCACGTTCTTGATCGTCTCGGCCGACATGACGTGCGCGCCGTCGGGAAGACCGACGAGCTCCGGGCCACGCTCACCGACGAGCGCGACTCCGCCTTGAGCGAACCGCTGTACGCCTCCCTGCGCCGCACCGCCACCCGTCAGCCCGCCCGTGCCACCCGGGCTGGCAACAACATGGATGATAGCCCGCCGGTTACGAGCCAGGTTCGCTAGCTGCTGCTCGGTGTAGCCGACGTTCGTGGCCTCCGCCCGGATCGCCGCGTCACGCGAACGACTGGTGGAGTTGAGCCTGGCTTCAGCCCCAGCGATGTCGCCAGCATCGAGAAGCGCCTTGATCTCAGAGATCACAGTGTCAGGAATCCCGTTGAGCGCCGCGATCCGATCAAAGATCGCCTGCTTAGCGGGACCCTGCATGTTCGCCGCCTGCTTGAGCAGCGATGAGTTCGTGGCGTCGAGGGCATCCTTCTGCGTAAACATGCTGCCGTTGGACTCGGCCGTCGCCCTCGCTAAAGCGGTGTCTGCCGCGGCAAGCTTCTTCGCTGCCCCCTCGACCTTCGCTAAGTTCTCCGCGGTCGGTTCCTTGTTGAACTGAACGTTTACATCGACGAGCTCAGCTAACGCCTCAGCATGCTCGTCGATCGCGTCGGGCAGAGTGAGAAAGGCGTCGAGCATCGTCTGCGCTGCTTCGTTGACCAGCTCAAGCGCCTCAGCCTGCTCCTTGGCGGCGTCAGCAGACGTCTGCTGCGCTTCTGCCAGTTCATCGGTCGGCCCGACGAGTCCCTCTGTCGACGAACGAGCCCCTTCAATCTCGGCGTTCACCTCGGACTGCTTGTCAGCGATCGTCGCTGCCGTCTTCACGTAAGCCTCGTACTCGGCGCGCAACGCGGCGACCGTGCCAGCGAGCTCCGGTGTCGTCGCCGTCATCTGCTCCAACTGCTCGATGAAGTTCTTACCGGCGGCAGGCGACTCGCGCAGCAGATCGTTGAAATCCTCGATGTTGACGGACACCTTGCCGAGCGCACCCTGAGCGTTCGACACGGACGACGACGCGAGCAGTTCGAGGAACTTTCGCATCGCTTCGTCACCCTTAGCGGACTGCAAATCCTCGAGCGCTCGAGTCAGCTTGTCCGTCGCACCCGTCAGGCTGTTGATGACATCCACGCTGATGTCGAGAGCGGCGAACGCTGCGAACCCGATACCAGCCGCCTTGGCTGCCTTCCCGATCTTCGTCAACGACCGTTCACCGTCGTCACCCATGACCGTGAACCTGTCCCTCAACTTGATGGCCTGCCCCGCTATGAGCGACAACGCACCGACAACACCAATCGCGGCAGTGGCGTACGCGGCGAACGAGCCGATCTGACCTTGCACAGCCGGGCTCAAACTGTTGAACGCACCGGCGGCACTCGTCGCGAACCCGGTCAACTTTTGCATGACCGGCAGGACACCCTGCCCGAGCGACGACTTCAAGTTGTCCAGCTCGGCTGACAAGATGCGCTGCTGATTCGCGAGCGAATCCGACGTACGAGCAAAATCACCCTGAGCGTCCGAGGTCTGAGCGAGAATCTCGGCTTGAGCGGCGAGCACCTTCTGCTGCGGGGTCAACGCAGCGGTGCCCTCATAGATGCCGAGCGTCATCGCCCGCTGCTTCAACGTGGCGTCATCGAGGAGAACGCCGTACTGGCGGATCGGTTCCGACTCGCCACGCAGAGCCGCACCGATCGCGAGGATGGCCTCCTCCGGCGACGTGTTCTTGAACGAAGCGAGGTCACCGGCGAGCGTGACCATCTCCGTTGAGAAACCGGCCAGATCCTCACCGGCGAGCCCCGCCGACTTGCCGAACGTCCCGAACGTATTGGCACCCTCCGCCGCGGCCTTCGTCGACAGTCCAAGATTCTTCGCGGCGTTACGGGCGAACTTCTCGACCGAATCGGATGCGTCACCAAAGATGACGTCGGTAGCGGCGAGCGTCTCGTTGAGGTCACCGGCAGCGTTCCCGAGGATCGACAGCCCCTTCGCCGCAATGCCGGCCGCGGCGAGCGCACCAGCACCGAACACGGTGAGCTGTCGACCAACCTTGTCGATCCGCTTTTCGGCTGCTCCTAGTTCCTTCTCCGCTGCGGCACCGGTCGCCTTGAAAGCTTTGACAGCCTGATCGGCGTCAGCCGTGATCAAAAACTGGAGCTTCTCCGACGCACCCAACCCGAGAGCCATCAGGCGACCCTCACGACCTCTCGCCGCGTCAACATCCCGGCAAGCGCGACGAGTGACAACCGTTGCACCTCAACCATGACGTCTTCCATCGGTCGACCGGTCGCCGCCGACTCGAGGACCGTGATCCACGCGCCGAGACGTTGAGGACCGCCCCACGGCTCAGCGTCCTCCCACGAGTCGCCCCCCAGGAGCGTCGACACGACCGCGACATGTGCCAATGCGACGTCCTCATCGGTCCACGTGTGATCGTTGTAGGTGATCTGCCACGGCGTCATGCCGCACGCCTCACAGCACCGAACACCTCGCGCCGCACCAACTGCACCACTTTCGCCTCCGACCGTTGGATACCGTCCTGGAACGGTTCCTTGCCCTTGCTTCCCTTGTGGATGGCGTACTGCCGCCATCCACGCGCCGCTCCGGGGATCCTGATTGGCGCCGACACGCCAGACGTGACGGTTTGACCGGTGAGAGCCGACACGAGTGCCGCCCCTGCGACCGATGCTTGACGACGACGCTTGGAACGACCGCCACGCTTCGACGTGATGATGTGCGGATGGGTGCCGAACTCGACCCAGCCGAACGCCCGACCTGTCGCCGCGACAAGCGCACCCGGCGTAGCGCCACCGCCGACCATCGTCACCCGTGACCCGATCTTCGCCTTCGCTCCCGAAATCGTCATGTCACCACCGACCGCCGCCTTGATTCGGGAGTCGACAGACCGCTTCGCTTCCTCGGCACCCTCACGAATAGCCTTCTCAGGCGCTTCGGCCACCACCTTCGCCAGACGGGTGATCCGCCCAGCGAACCCTGCCGCCGTCTTTGACGTGGCCACCGCCTTACGAGCCGACGGAGTCAGTCACCGTGACCACACCCGTAATCGGCAGAGTCACGGAGAACGCGGCGATCTCATCCGCTGTACCACCCCACTGAGGCTCGATGCACGTGACGGTCATCGTCCGAGCCGACGTCTCACCGTTCGCACCGGTCCACGTCATGACCAGCGTCGCATCCGTCTGCGAGTTGGCACGCAGGAACTCGGTGAGGTTTTGCACCTCATGCCAGTCCTGAGCGCCTTCGAGCACCAGGTTCTTGCTGGCCCGACCGGCCGACTTGCGAACCCCGGACAAGGTCCGCAGCTCCAAGATGGGCTGGTCCGTTTCGATCGTCGCGGCGGTGATCGACGCACCAACGTCAACCCCGTCGAACGTGACGATGACGTTGGAGAAAACAGGTGCGGTGTCCTGCACTGTGGTGGTCATGATCCGTCCTCCAGGATCGAAAGGCGCTTACGCACCGATAGTGGATATGAGGGGATGGTGGGGTTGCCGAGGTTGTCGAAGAACGACGGTGCGGCTTCCGTAGCGCCGACGATCCGCATCACGGGCAGCAGATACCGCAGAAGCCAACTGATCGACGAAGGCGACGCCGGCGGAGGGGCGAACAACGTGACCGGGATGATCACCTCGACAGCCCACCGTGTACCGGCAAGCCGAGCGAGCTGCTCGATCGATGGGACACCAACAAGACAGCACGGCGGGTTGATCTGCCCCGGATCGGCGGTCACCTTCAACCCGGTCGTACCAGCTTCGATCTTGGCGATGAGATCAACGCGGAGCGAGCCGAGCGCCTCGTCAGCCTCAAGTGAAATGTCGGTCGTCATGCGACAGCCATCGGCTTAGGCACACCGAGAAGCCGTTTCACAGCGGACACGGTGAGCCCTTGCGACGGGGTAAACCCGCCAAGGTCAGCGTCGCCTGCGAACCCATCGATCGCGCCTCGCCGCCGGAACTCCATCGCGGCATACTCCACGACCGCTGACACGCACCCGGCGTGCGGCGCCACCGACTCCCCATCGGAGTAGCCGGCGGCGACACGCTGATCGAAACACCACTGGTTCGCTGCCGCGGTCGCCTGGACGAGCCACGGATCATCGACCTCGACGGTGTCAGCGCCGAGGAACTCGATGACCTGATCTGTGGTCGCCCAAGTGACGGTCATCGGTCAGGAACCGAAGGTGGCCTTGACGATGGCGTCCGGGTACTCGACGTCCACGGCGGTGAAGAACATGACGCCAAGCTCGATGCTCATCGTCGAGGGGATCTCCGCCCGAAGCTCCGTCTCGTTCGCCTGGTCGTACACGAGTGTCGCAGCGCGGGCACCCATGACGTAGTCGCCAGGAGGGCGGGTCGGCAGCAGCACGATCTGCAAACCGGAGAGTGCCCCTTCGAGCGAGGGGATGAGCAGCGAACCCTGCGCCCACTGGAACACCCCTTCGGTCCGCATGAGCTGCGCGAACTCGTTGGCCGACACACCAACGTAGTCGGGGCGAAAACCGCGGAAGTTGCCGTTGACGTCCGACTGGTTGTCAACGAGATCCTCGAGGAGCTCACCGATCGACACGAGCGGGGTCGTCGTGTTCGGCGTGAAACTCACGGAGGCAGTCGCCTCGGAGAAGATCGTGTCAACCACGAGCTTCTCCTTGTCGGACAGGTACGACATGCCGACCGCATCAAAGTACGCCTGTGCGTACCCGCCGAACGAGGACCGTTCGATTAGCGCGATCGAAGCGCGGATGGCGTGCGCCCACGCGAGGACCGACACCGTTTCGGTGCCAATCGCGGTGGCGTCGGTGGCCGGCTCGGCGTTCTCCGTCGGGTACCAGTCGCCTTCCGGCAGGTCGGTCCACCGCGGCTTGATGATCGACATGCCCTTCTCGGGGAGTGCAGCGTGGCGGACCATCCCATCGAGAGCAGGGGTCCACACGGGAAGATTGCCGAGGATCTCGGTGGTGTACGCCGGCGGAACGATCCCCGAATGGGTCGTCGTACCAACCGTGGTCAACGCCGCTTCGATGTCGAGCTTCGGCATGGCAGCCTGGATCCGCTGGATCGCGGCCTTGTCGCCGTTCTTCGCTCGCAGGAAGTAGAAGGTGTACTCACCGGCGTTGAGGAACGGATCAGCGTCCGGGGTGGGCATACCAGCCGGGACGGTGGCGGGCTGCTCGTAGGTGCGGTTCGCCAGCTCGGTGAGCTTCTCGAGCGACGCCGCGATCTGCGGGAGCGCAGGGTCGGTCATCGGGACAACGGTGACGGGCGGGGCCTCAGCGGCCTCGACCACGGGGGTATCAGCCACTGGGGCCTCCTTGATGTTGGATGGGTGAGTGAGAACAGCGGACGCGGCCACCTTCGTGACCTTCGCCCCGGGGAACGCTCCGAACGGAAGCAACGACGTCTCCGCCCACAACCCTTTGTGGACGACGAGCACTTCTTCGCCGTGATGCTCGTCGGACGCTTCGAACGTGTACTCGAGCGGTTGCACACCGACGGAGAACGAATCGAGGACACCGTCCGCGGCGAGAGCGAGCGCCTCATCGCCACGGGGAAACCGGCTGATCTTCCCGACGATCGACCGGCTGTCCTCGTCGTCCTCCCATGAGGCGACAATCCCGATCGGGTACTCATGGTCGCGGTACAACTTCACCGAGTCAGGATCGCCCAGCGACCCAGCCTCGAACCGGACAAGCCACCCGTTCGACACACGTCCCGTGACGCCGTACTGGACGGCGACGCCGGCGACGGTACGGGCGGGACCATCGCCGGCGTCACCACCTTCGGCAGCCTCCACGATCTTCACGCCGCGCACTGCTGCCCTAATCATCTCGGTCACGCTGCACCCTCCGGGTTGAAGCCGCCGGACAGGCCAGCGCCCGCACGGTTAGCAATGTCCCTCGCCTCGTCAGCGGAGAGCACCTTGCCGACACCGAGGTAAATCTTCTGGATGAGCTCAGCGATCTCCCGCGGGCTCGACGCCTCAGCCTGCGCGGCGCCGCTCCGGTTCTGCGACCCGCCCGACGCGGTCCCCTCGTTGAACGGGTTACGCAGCCACTCAGTGAGGTCGAGTCGGATGTACTCACCGCGAGGCGTCACGTTCGGACCGGACAACGTCGCTTCGATCACGTCGATGAACTGGCGGGTGCCGAAATCGATCAGGTCCGCCCGGGACTGCTGCCCGTTCGTGTAGGTCAGCGAGTTGTTCGATGGGGCGCCCACCGTCCACGGCGGCGTATCCATCAACCGGGCCATCTCCAGCGCGCTGTGCTGGCGGGCCTCGACGAGCTGCAACCGTTCCGGGTTCGACGCTGACTCGTGAAACTCGACGTTCTCCGGCACATACGCCGTTGTCCGCTGCCGGCGAGCCGCCTGCCACTTGTTCACCAAGTCGAGCGCCTCATCATCGGTGAGCGGCTCACCGCCGGTTTGCGCCAAGAACCCGGCTGGTATGTCCACGTCGGCGTACCGCTCAGCCGCCTCCTCCAACTGGAGCGCCGTAGTGATCGCCCGACCACCGTCGCACAACACACCGTCAGTGATCCCGACAAACGGGATCACATCCGCCGGGGCGACCTCAACACCCTTCCACCGGACAACACCGTCCCGACCGACGGTCACTTCATCCTTCGGCATCCGCTTGAACGAAGCCGGAAACCCGAGCCCACCCTGCGCCGGGTACCGGCCCGTCACCTTCCAGAAGGCCCGACCGTGGAACAGCAGATCATCGGTCGTCCACGCCAAAATGTGTTCCAGCGTCGCGTCCGGGTCGGGACGTTCCATCCACGAGTACGGCTCGAGCTCGCGTGGATCCTCGCCGAGCTTCATGCGCTGCCAGAGGGTGAGCGGCAGGCTCGCAACAAGCGAGCAGTGCAAGTTACGAGCCCGCCGCAACGTAGGAATCGACATGGCGAGCCCACGGGAATACAGGTTCGACAACGCATCGACACAGTCACCCCGCCGAGCGGCGTACGACTGCTGCACCGTCATCGTCCCCAAAGACGCCTCAACCGGATCAGGGAGAACAGTCATGGCGATATGCGCCTGACGCCCAGCGTCCACGATCCGATCCAGCAACCTCATGCAGGGTCAAGACTGCACTACATCGCTGTCATTTGACAGCCGCTACCAACCATTCCGAAACAGAGATAGAAGAACCGACGAAACGGTTTACGCCGTAGACGACACGATCCGCGGTTTCACCCTCCGAGCCTGCGGCTTCGACGCCAACGCCACAGCCCAAATCATGCAACGAGCCAACTCAATCGGACCCGGCGACCGAGACTGCGACGGCGCCTGACCACCCGACGGGAACGTCACCGGCACACACCGATCCACATGCTCCGCCAACAACTGCTCACCACGATGCACCACCTTGCCGGCCAAAATCATCGACCGGACCAACCCAGCACCCTTCCCGAGCTCAGCCTGCCCCACCGACTGCGACCTAGCCGTCAACGCCACCGGAACATGCAACTGCAACGTCGCGCCGACAGCGAGCGCCACCTGCCTGTCCTCCATGATCGCCTCCACCCGCGCCCACGCATCCGACTCCGCTCGAGCCATGAACGCCACCTCAACACCCAGCCGACCGTCCGCCAGCGGCGCGGCCCGCACACCGACAAACGTCCCCCCATCCAACGACTGCTCCACCGCCAACACACCGCCAACAAGGGCCGGCATCGACTCAGGCCGCGACACCAGGCCACCTCATCTTGTCGAACGCACCCATCGGCAACCACGGCTTATCCGTCGGCACCCACCTGTTCAGATGGCCACGCAGAAACGCCTCCGGTTTCGCTGACACCGCCAACCCTCGCAACCGCTCGAGGGTGATCGTCCGACCCAACGCCGGATTCGCATACCGCCACCACCGAAAATCCCACGGATCCACACCACGAGGCAACTCCCACGACGACAAACACACCGAACCGGGCTCCCCCGCATCCATCGCCGCGATGCCAACATCCCGCAGGCGACGCATCACCACCGACCGCTGAGTCCCAGCCGTCGACCACGACGACACCAACGGCGAGAACGTCGCCACCGTCGTCGGCACCATCCCGTCGTCGTAGGCCACCTGTGAGATGTCCCACAGCTCCTCGACCACGACCAGGTCGTTCGTCAACGAGTGCCCACACGACGGGGTATCGGACTGCAACACCAACGTGCAGCCACACTCCAACGTCATCTCCTCCCGGCCGAACGACTGCACCACCTTCGCCCCATACATGCTCTCCATGATCGGGACCAACGGACGGAACATGATCCGCGACCCCACCTCCAACTTGTTCGCCACCGCCAACACGTTCTGCGGCTCCCCCCGGATCTTGCACATCTCCGTCAGCCACCAGCCGATCAACGCCCGCATCCCGCCAGTCGACTTCCCGTTCTGCCGAGCCGTCGACGTCAACGCCTCGCTGTGACACAACACACCATCGACGTGGGATAGCTGGCGGTCGAGGGCGATCTCCTGCCACGGCATCGGCTCCCACGGCTTCCGCCCGGACCGGAAATGCCGGCGCGCCCACTCAGCGACCGCCGGCCCATACGACTCACATCCCGTTACCAGCGGTGACGCCAACCAAGGCTCGACCCGGCCATCCTCCGGCGAACCATCCGGCGAGTTAGTTCTACGTAGAACTAACTCGCCGGTATCTCCCCTGGTCAGGGGCTTATCCGGCGATCCTGCGAGAGAAAGCGACGACAGG